TCCTAAGCCTTCAATCATAGACTTATTTATAGTAACAGTTTCTGGTAATGGTTTATATTTCTTTCTTTTCATATATCCTTTATTTGTGAGCCTTTTAAACAGGTTGCTCAGCTGCTTCGGTTTTCTAGTAGTGATGTAGGCCGAGAGAGGAAAAGCCTATTAATCATCCTTCTACCATTGTCTGTTAGTTGCTTGCCTTATAAGGTCTTACATACAGATCTAACTTCTAACCGAAACTGGTTATAACACTTCTTTAAAAGCTAAATTACTTTCATTATAATTTAATCTTCCTGTGTCTACATTATAAGTTGCTTGGCCACACATACCCGTATCACCGCTAAATCTAGATTTTAATACAGCAAATTTAACTATATTTCTATCAGATTTTTCAGCTGCCATCATGTTTCTAGCAAACCCTATAATGTCAAAACTTATTTGTTTAATTGATCCAGATCCTTTAATAGAATCTAAATTAGGCATAACACCTTCTTCAAATGACTTACCTTCCCCAGAACTTTTTCTTAAATGAGAAATTAAAGTTAAATGAATATTATACCGTTTAACAATTTTTAATAAAGAACTCATTACTTTATCAACGGCTTCATTTCCTGTTGCACCGTCAACACCTTCACTTACAGCAATAGTTATATGATCAAGTATTAAGTAGCTACAACCTAAAGCTGCTAAGTATTCAATCCTATCTAACAAAGAAGTGTCAGCTACAGAGCCTTGATGATCTAAAAGAATTAATCTTTCATCACCAAATACTTTTTCATAACCTTTACGTGCTTCTTCTTCAGTAACATCTTCAGGCATTCTAATATTTTTATTAATAGACATACCAATTAATTTAGTAGCTGTATCACCAATAGATTCTTCTAATGATATTAATCCTACCTTAGTATCAGATTGTTGTAATAAATTTAATATTGTTTCTTTAACAACAGTAGATTTTCCAGATCCTGTACCAGATGTAAATAAAGTAATCTCACCTAATCTCATGCCAAACAACTTATCATTCAAACCTTTTAAACAATCAGGATAAGGCACAGATTTAACTGTAGATCTTTCTTTAAAAGCATCCCAGATTTTTTCACCCGTAACAAAGTTATCAGGCTTATAAACCTTAGCGCCCCAAATATTAGATAAGTAAGTATCAGATTGCTCTTTACACAAAGCATCGTTTGCGTCTTTATATACACTATTAACAATGTGAGCTTTACCAGGTTTAATTACATGCGCTACATCGTTTGCAGCAGCAATTCCGGGTTCATCATTATCAAACGCTAAAAATACTTTATCGTATTTATTAACAAAGTCTAAGTTAGATGCAATATTACGTCTAGCACTTTGCGCACCATTAACAATACTAACTACATCAAATTTAGCTTTAGCTTTTGTAAGCATTTCAATTATAGACAAACAATCTATTTCGCCTTCAGTAATAACTAAGTTTTTATATCTACCACAATTAACTTGGTTAAATAATTCAGGTACTTCAGCTTTACCAACAACTCTAAAATCTTTAGTTGCTACTATTCTTTTCTTATAAGCTTTAACTTTTTTATTAATTGTAATTGGATAAAAATGGCTCATAACATTTCTGTCTTGGTCATATTCAACCTTAACCCCAGCATCATATAAAACTTTTTTAGATATGTTTCTAATAGGCTCTACAGGAAGTAATGCAATTTCTTCTAGGCTTAATTGAGTTTGCACTACATTAAACTCAGGAATTACATCATGACTTCCGGCTTGTGTGCTAGCTTTGCAGCTAAAGCAATATGTACTTCCATCAGAATATACTGCATTAGCATCAGAACTTGAACACTTGCTGCACTCCGTGTGTTTTATGAACGTATTTTTTGTCATTATTATTTACCTCTCTTCTATATCTATTATTAATCCATTTGCTAAATTGTTTTAAATCATTTCCGTTTGCGTTACTCATCATGTGGTTTGCTAACATGCACACAAATTCAACATTGCCTTTAATATAGCCTAATCTTGGGTTAATTCTATCTAGCGTTGGACTAAGCTTACCTACTTGTTTTTTATTTACAACCATTTTATATTTTAATATTGGGCATATAAAATCTTTTGGAAAAATTGATTGTAAATAGTTAGTACTTAAATTATAAGGTAAATTTTTTTTATTGCTTCGTCTTTTTGCATTTGAATTTGCCATTGCACAAATTCCTCTAATTGTTAGCTTATACATGCTTAATAAAACCTTTCCAATAATTTATTGTCCAATTATCGTTTTCTTTTTTAAGCAGGTACAACATTTTACCCATTACTTCTACTCGATTTCTATAATCTTTTTTATAATGTATTTTATAAGTTTCTAAAATTGATTCAAATTGTTCTATTAAATTTTTATCTTTTAAAATCTTTTTTGCTTTTACAGGGCCAATGCCTTCAACTCCCGGAATATTGTCTACTGAATCGCCAGTTAATAATTGTTCATGAAAAAATGCAATTGCGTCATATTTTGATACAGCAATCAAATTATTATGCATAAGATTATAAAATAATCCACCTATAGTTTTTAAATCTTTATCTATAGTTATAAGCATATATAATTGATTATTATTTAAATAGTTTGTAGCTTCTATTGAAATTGTATCGTCTGCTTCAAAACCGTCTTTAGTTATAGGTTTATATTTATCAATAACATAATCTTTTAATTCACGAAAATTATCAGGCTTATCTTTTCTTTTGCCTTTATAAACAGTGTAGGGCTGCTTTAATTCTCTTCTAAAATTACCTTTGCCGGAAATATGCATATGATATTGTTCACAGCCTGTATTTATTTTAACTTCTTTATAAATATCGTCAAATACATTTTTTACGTTTAAATTATCTTTTATTGCTTTATTGCATGCCCTATACAATAAAACATCTCCGTCAACTAATCCTATAATTCCTTTATTAATGTGTTTCATTCCAGTTTAATCCTTCTTTTGCGTCTCCGCTCATTTCTATATTTAAATTTAATGTTTTAGTTATATATTCGCCAAATGAAAAAGCTAAAATTTCTTTAACTCTTTGAACATTTTGAGGTTGCGTTTGTACTTGAACTTCATCGTGTACTAAAGCTAACATATCAACTTTTAAATTTTCTTCTTTAAACATTTTAAAAGCGTTTACTACAGCAGTTTTAACTGTAATAGCTTCAAAAGATTGTAATAAATAATTTAATAATTTAAAAGATGATTCTGCATATACTTTTCTGCCATCTAAAGCAGGAATATATCCATAACCTGTTTTGTTTTGTGTTGTATAAAAGAAATTATTTAGCTTAGTAATAAGTTCTTTAAGACCTGGCAAGGCTTCATAAAGTTTTGCTTTAACTTCTTTACCTTTATTTAGATCTTCAACACCTGTAACCATTTTTCCAAGTTTTTTAACACCAGCGCCAAATACGCTTGCGTACAAAACACCTTTGGCTAAAGGCCTAGGTATTCCAATTGTATCAGCGTTGTGTTGATGTATATCACCTTTTAAAATGTGATTATTAACTTCTTTATTATTTAAATAATGTGCTAACGCTCTTATTTGATTACCACTTGAATCACAACCAATCATAACCTTGCCTTCGTCAGCAATAAATAGTTCACGCATTTCTTTACCAAAAAATGATTTGGCTCCAGGAACGTTAACAATTTTGCTATGTCTTTGCCTAAACGTAGGTGTCCCAATATTAAAAGCTTCAACATAAACTCTATTATTATTTAACTCAGCTAATTCAATCCACCCTTTAAGTACAGAATGTCTAGATCTTAAACTATAATAATATATTATTTTTTTACCTAATTCACTTACAACATTAGTTAAACTATCATCTGTAATTTTAGGTTCACCTTTAGGCGTAAATTGAGTTGGCACCCAACCGTTATCTAATAGCAAACCTCTAACTTGATCCATGTTACCTAAATCAGCTTCAACCATATTAAATCTTTGAAACGTTTTATTAGGTTGCCATTTATCTGTATCAGTTTGTTTTATTTCAGTGTTTAAAAATTGAGATAGCATTCTAGCACTAAC